AACCTCGCGCCGCCGTGGCAGAAGGGACAAAGCGGCAACCCAAAGGGGCGCCCGAAGGTAGGGGAGACGCTCGCCGAACAGGTGCGCGCCGCCCTCGGGGTCGAAGATCCGGCGACCAAGAAGACGCGCCTCGCGGTAGTCATCGAGCGCGCCATAGCAGACGCAATCGACGGCGACCCAACCGCACGCGCATGGCTCGCCGACCGCGGCTACGGCAAAGCCGAACAGCCAATCACCGGCGGAGACGGCGCGCCAATGGAGATCATCCTCTCTTGGGGTAACGGCATTGACAAGGCCGGAGACGACGCCGCGAGTGCGAATCCGGCTCCCGAGTCTGCATGAGGGGCAGCGGCGCGTTGCGGAGCACCCGGCGCGGTTCAAGGTCTTGGCCGCCGGCCGGCGCTGGGGCAAGAGCAAGCTCGCTGCAACTCTCTTGCTCGAACGCGCCTTGCGTGGCCTACCTGTGTGGTGGGTCACGCCGAGCTATAACAGCGCCTCGGGGCGTAGCGGTTGGCGTACGGTGCGCGGGATCGCGCGGGAGATACCCGGTGCACAGATTAGCCTCATGGAGCGGTCGGTCAAGTTTCCAGGTGGCGGGATACTTGAGTTGCGATCGGCCGAAGACCCAGACAGCTTGCGCGGAGACGGGCTCGCAATGGTGGCGCTCGACGAGTGCGCCTTCATGCGGGAACGTACGTGGATCGAGGCCGTGCGTCCTGCGCTCGCAGACAGGCGCGGGTCGGCGATCTTCATCTCCACGCCCAAGGGGCGCGAATGGTTCTGGAAGCTGTGGCAACGCGGGGGCGATCCGCAATACACCGATTGGGCGTCATTCCGCTTCCCAAGCGGCAACAACCCGTACCTGCACCCCGACGAGGTGGAGGCTATGGGGCGCGATCTCCCCGAGCTTGTGCGCCGGCAAGAGATCGAGGCCGAGTTCCTGGAGGACGGGGCCGGCGTCTTCCGGCGCGTCTTGGAGGCTGTGCGAGGAGATACCCTCAACGCCGCACTACCTGGGCATAGGTATGTCATCGGAGTGGACTGGGCTCGAATCCGAGACTTCACCGCCTTTGCCGTGTGTGATACGCAAGAGCGGCGTTGCGTGCGAGTGGATCGCATGGGGGGCATAGAGTACGCGGCACAGATCATGCGCCTGAAGGAGACGCACCGCCGGTTCCCGGGCCAGATCATCGCGGAGCGAAATAGCATGGGCGACCCGCTTGTGGAGCAGCTGAAACGCGAAGGGCTCCCGGTCTATCCGTGGGACACGACGAACGCGAGCAAGGCGCAGGCGGTGGACGCGTTGGCGCTGGCATTCGAGCGCGGCGAGATCGGGATACCCGAGGATCCCGTGCTCATAGCGGAGTTGCAGGCGTACGAGTGCGAGCGGCTACCCGGGGGGCTCTTGCGGTACAACGCGCCGCCAGGACTGCATGACGACACGGTGGTTGCGCTGATGCTCGCGTGGCAAGGCTGCCAGCGCCCGGCGGAGACGACGGTACACGCGGGCGGTAGACCCAGCATTGAGGAGGCGAAGTGGCTGTAGAGGTCAACGGGCACCCGTGGCAGATGCACGAGGGGGATTGCTTGGAGGTTATGCGCGGGATGCCTGCGGAGACGTTCCACGCGTGCGTGACGGACCCGCCGTACGGTCTGGCGTTCATGGGGAAGGAATGGGACCACGGGCTGCCGGGCGAGCCTTTCTGGCGCGAGGTCTTGCGGGTTCTCAAGCCGGGCGCGCATCTCCTCGCGTTCGGGGGGACGCGCACCTTCCACCGCCTCGCGTGTGCGATCGAGGACGCGGGATTCGAGATCCGCGACTGCGTGATGTGGGTCTACGGGAGCGGCTTCCCGAAGTCGCTGGACGTGAGCAAGGCGATCGACAAGGCGGCGGGGACTGGTGGAATGTTTGGAGCACCCAAATCAGCGGCGCACGCTGGATGGATTGAACGAGGCAGGATGCGTGGAGAGGAAGGGCATGAGGGCTATCAGCGTCCGTGGATGGATGACGCAAACGCAGTAGACAGGAACGCCCGTCAGTACATCGGGGGAACCCCAGCCGCTCGTCTCTGGTCCGGCTACGGCACGGCGCTGAAGCCAGCGTGGGAGCCGATCCTCGTCGCTCGCAAACCGCTCTCGGGAACCGTCGCGGAGAACTGCATAGAGCATGGATGCGGAGCGATCAACGTGGACGGGTGCAGGGTGGAAACCAGCGACACGTATTCTTACCCGAATGGGCCAGGCGGAAAGTCGCATCACTACAGCAGCGACAAGCGTAGCAGCGAAGTCAGACCGAATCCCACCGAATCGCACCGGCTCGGCCGCTGGCCCGCGAACCTGATCCACGACGGGAGCGAAGAGGTCGTGGGGAGGTTCCCGCACTCTTCGAGCGGAGCAAATCCAACGCGGCGATCGGGACTCGGATATAAAGGAGCGGACGGGCAGACAGAATGTAAGGCTCCGCGCGGTTCTGATTCCGGCTCCGCCTCCCGCTTCTTCTACTGCGCGAAGGCGAGCAAGGCCGAGAGGGACGCGGGATGCGAGGAACTGCCCCGTCGAAATACCGAACTTACATTCAACGGCGAGGAAGGATTCGCCGGACGCACGCAAAATGACAACGGCGAATGGATGAATACCGACAAGGGGAATCGTGTTCCTCCGCGCAATCACCATCCCACCGTCAAGCCCGTCGCCCTCATGCGCTACCTCTGCCGCCTGGTGAAGATGCCCGGCGACACGCTGATCCTTGACCCGTTCGCAGGCTCCGGCTCAACCGGCATCGCCGCCCTCGCTGAAGGGTGCCGCTTCGTCGGCATCGAGAAGGAACCCGACTATGCGGAGATCGCCCGCGCACGAATCCGTCACGCCGAACGCGGCGAACCCGCGAAGACCAAGAAACAACGCAAGCCCGAGAGACAAATGGAGCTTGTTTGATGCCCGAGGAAACAAAGCCCAAGCGCGCGCGCAAGGCGAAGCCGCCGAAAACAGCCGACGCTCCGGCACTCTTGCCGTCCGGCGTCACGCCCGACGAGTATTGGTCGCTCGGGCTCGAACAGTACAACCCCGACAAGATCGTCCGCTCTCACGGGCTGAAGACGTACCGGGAGATGATCCGGCGGGATCCGGTCGTCGCCCTCGGCTTGCAGTTCCTTGAGACAGCGCGGCTCGCGAAGGGCTGGCAGATCGTCGCAGGTGAAGGGGAGCGCGCCGAAGAGCTAGCCAGGTTCACGCGCTACGCGCTCGCGCAAATCGAGGGGCACGAGCGCGACCTTCTCCACGACATGCTTGACGCCCTACCGATGGGCTATGCCGTCATCGAGAAGGTGCCAGTCATGTACGAGGACGGCCCTTATCGCGGCAAGTGGGGCTATCTGCGCTTCAGCTCCAAGTGGCAAGAGAGCATGGATCTCGTGGTAGACAAGTACGGCGATCTCGAGGCGCTCAAGTACAAGGGCGCGCTCGACTACGGCAAGACCATCGAGGGCGACGATCTCTCGCAGTTCATCGTGTTCGTGCCCAACCGCTCCAAGGGCAACTGGTACGGCGAAAGCGTACTGCGCCCGATCTATCGCGTCTACACGATCAAGGACCACCTCACACGCTACCTCGCGGTCCACATGGAGAAGTTCGGGAGCGGCACGATCGTCCAGAAGACGGAGGCATTGCCCGGAGATCGCCAGACGATACTTGACGGCCTTGTCAAGCATAGCGGCTCAATGGCCTACGTTGTCGGGTTGAACGAGGACCTGGTGATCAACTACCCGCCTCCCGGCGTTGGCGATGGGCTCGTGCAGGCGATCGAGCATTGTAACGCCGAAATCCTCAAGGGCCTTAGTATCCCGCAGACGATGTTCAGCGGCACGGGCTCCTCAGGCCAAGGCGGCTCTCTCGCGCTGTCGGAAACCCACGAGCGGACGTTTGCGGAGACGGTCGATCGCATTGGGCGCTCGCTGGAAGACGCGATGGACGAGCAGGTGATTCGCCCGCTGATCGAGTGGAACTACCCGAACGTATCGGCGGAGGAGATGCCGACGTTCCGGTTTGATCCGTACCAGGAAGAGGACGGGGCGGCGCAGCTTGAGCGGTTGAAGCTGGCGAAGGAGTTGGGGGCTGATTTGCTCTTGGATGACGTGTACGAGGCGGCGGGAGCGGAGCGTCCCGGAGACGACACGCCAGAGGAGGAGATCATCGGCGGGGGCAAGCCGGAGCCGCCTCCGTCGCCGTTCGGGTTCCAGCAACCTCCCGCCCTTGACGAAGAGACGCGCGCGAGGTTCGCCGAGGCCGCTCGCATGGTCAACGCGTACGAGCGCAAGGTGAACTTCGTGGAGATCGAGCGCAAGCTGGGGGCGATCATAGACGAGGCGCTGGCGCAGGTGCAGGATGAAACCGCAGCGATCAAGGATGCAACGCTTGAGATCATCGCCGAAGAGATGGCGGGATCCTGAGAGGCCGCGCGTGAGCCGGGCGACGATACGTGCGGTGCGCGACCTGATCCCCGACGAGACGCGGCGCAAGGGCCGGTTGCTGGACGTTGGGGACGTAGCCGGAAACGGCGCACTTGGTATGCCGACGAGGCTTGCGATTCCGGTGCTCGACATGCACTACACGCTGGCGATGATCGGCTGCCAGCCGCACGGCGGGACGGATGTTGTGGCGATGATGGATTCGGCGGAGCGGTTTTCGTGGGTGGAGCTGTCGATCATCTATAGCCGTTTGTATCGCCTTTTGAAGCCGGGCGGGCTCTTGGTTGTGACGCTTGACGAGCCGTGGTGGCGGCGCGTGAAGCGGTGGTTGCGGATGGAGCGCGGGCGCAAGCGGTACGCCTACACGCGGGGGCAGATCGAGCGCGCGTTGACGGTGGCAGGGTTCCCGGTCGTGGCAAGCGGGCGGTATGCCTTGGGCGCGAAGCGGTACGCATGGGGGTTGAAGTAGTGGGCGCCGGCGACGACGCGGTGGTGCTCGCGAACCGGATTGCGGAGCGCGTGCGGGTGGAGACGGAGGAGAACCGCCGGCGCATCGTATCGGCGTTGATGGTTATGGCGTATGCGGCGGCGTTGCAGGCGCGCGAAGATGTGAGCAACGAGTTGGACCGCGCGACTCCCGGGGGCATGACGTTTGCGGAGCCGGACCCTGCGCGCGGGGGGGCGGCGAAGCGCGCGCGGTATCCGGGGACCACGCTGTCCAAGCGGTTCTTGCCCGACACGTTGCAGAAGCGGCTAGCGGGCCGCTCGCTCACGTGGGCGGGCGTGACGAACGAAGACCTGCTCCGCACGATTCAGACGACGGTTATGGAGGGGCTTACGAGCGGCGCGGCGGATACTGAGAGCATCAAGGCGCGCATGGAGTCCGTCTTTCGCGGCTGGGTTGCCGACGGCACGGTGGACCCGACGACGGGCGACAAGCTGCTCAAGGCGTCGAAGATGGAGGCGCTTGTGCGTACGCAGGCGAGCGCCGCCTACAACGCGGGACGGACTGATTTGATCATGGACCCCGAGGTTGACGTGGTAGAGGCGGTGGAGTATTCGGCGATTCTTGACGGGCGCACCTCGGACTTTTGCCGTAACTGGGACGGCAAGGTGATTGCGAAGACGCCGGAGAACGAGGCGCTGATTCAGGAACTGACGCCGCCGAATCACGTGCATTGCCGGTCGATGCTGGTACCGATCACGCGCTACGAGGAGTGGGCAGAGACGGAGCGCCCAGACGTGCAGCCGCAAAAGGGCTTCGGGGTGTTGCCAGCCGGCGAGCCAATGAGATTCGCTGGCAAATCTTTGGAAGAAAGCCTAGAAGAAGCCCGACAAGCGGCATACGTCGCCGCCCATGCGGAGAAGATTCCGTCTGACGACTACTTGACGGAACACGAAAGGGCTCTGATCCGAGAAAATCCGTTCGTGGCAACAGACGTAAGATGGAATGCGCTTCAGCGGTGGCGGAAGCAAACGGCAGATGCTTATGTGGCCATCGAGAAGCGGCTTAGTGGCGAGACCGCGAAGCTGTCTATACCAGATGTCGGGAAGACAATCCCGCGAGTGCCTGAGCGGTTTGATAGCGCGCAAGCTGCGATGGACTGGGCGGCCGAACACATAGGCGTTAGAAATCTTCGTATACCACACGCAAGGCCAGAAGCGGCCCGCGAGATCGTGGACGTTCTCAAAAGATTCTCTGAGCGATTCCCAGAGTTCCGCGTGGACGGGACTGTCATTGATGACGATCTTGCGGGCAAAATGAGTGGAGGCGCCGAGTATCTTCAGGGGCATCTATCGCTCGGGCGAAGCCTTGTTGAGCTCAGACCGCGCCGCCTTGGCTACCGGGGTGGATCAGTCGCAAGATCCGTCGCAGAAGTTAGAAACTATTTGGCGCACGAGCTTGGGCACGCATGTCGAGCAATGGTGCCGCTCCCCGGCGGGAGACAGGGGGCGGGTGTGCGAGTATTGGAACTGCTTGAAAAAGATGGTATTCGGAAGGAGTACGAGCGTTTTCGAGCACTTTCAAAAGCACGGCGCGCCATTGAACTGACAGAATATGCAGCGACGAGCCTAGACGAGTTTGTGGCGGAAGGATACGCTGAGTTTCTTCTGAGCGGCACTCCGCGCCCGCTTGCGATCAAGATAGGCGAGTCGCTGGAAGCGGCTACAAGATGGGCCATTGATAACGCAGATGGTGGATTTTCCCATAACAGTCCACGGCTTCCGAAGAGCAGGAGACGCAAATGACTGTACCATCGGAGATACAATGCCTATTCTGCAAGCACTATTCTGGCAATCCGTTTCGGTCGTGCGCAGCGTTCCCCGTGATTGACGGGATCCCGGCATCGATTTGGTACGGCGACTACGATCATATCAACGAATATCCGGGCGATCGTGGAATCCGCTTTGCGCCGGCGGATGGAGTAGTTCTACATGCCGCAGTTTGAGAACGCGCCGAAGGCGATGAACGATCTCATGGAGGCGGTGTACGCGAAGTGCATGGCCGGCGGCGGGTCCGGCGAGTTATGCGCCCGCGAGGCGATTGCCGCAGCCCGAGAAGCCGGTTGGCGCAAGGGCGATGACGGCAAGTGGCACAGGAAAGAGACCATGAAAGAGACCTATGAGATCCCGAATGTGGAGATCTTCTCCACCGGGCAACACCACGGGTTCGGGTTCGACGAGACGGTGCTACGCCAGATGGTAGCGGACACGAACAGTCTCGTCGGGCGCGAGCCTTTCGTGCGTGTGGGGCACGAAGGCGACGGGGGCGGCGAGGATACGCACCCGCGCGTCGGGCTCCTCCGCAACATCCGCTTCCACGCAGGCAAGGTGCTTGCGGATTTCGTGAACGTGCCGGCGCGCATCATGGAAGCGATCCGCGCCGGGGCGATCCCCAAGCGCAGCGTCGAGCTTGTGCGGGACTTCCGCGACAAGAGCGGCGAGGTGCTTCCGTGGGTGATCGACTGCGTGGCGCTCTTGGGGGCGGCGCACCCGGAGGTCAAAGACCTCCAAGACATCGAGACGGTATACGCCAAGGAGCAGCGCGAATCGGGCCGGCTC